ATCCCACTAACTATGAACCTGAAAAACGCAATCGAATCCCTGCGGACGGAACTCCGCAAATTCAGCACCCAAAAGCAGTCCTTTGCCGACTACAAGTTGACCGACGGCACCGTTGTCCGTGTGGACGGGGACCTCGTTGCTGGTACTGCCGTTTACGTCGTTGCCGAAGATGGCACTCTCCCTGCTCCCGATGGCGAACACGTCGTTGAAGGCGTTGGAACTATCAAGACCGAAGGAGGCAAAATCGTTGAGGTCATCGCTGCCGAAGTAGCGACCCCAGTCATTGATCCGTTGCCTGTTGCTGCTGAAATCACTCCCGAAGTAGCCGTTGAGGTTACCGATCAAATCAAAGAAGCCTATCCGCTCATGACCCCCGAAGTTGTGGAGGCCATCGTCGCCAAGCACCTTGGAGCCATCATGGAAGAACTCAAGGCTGCCTATGCCGAGATGGGCAAAATGAAGGAGAAAATGTCTGCCTTCGCAAGCCAAGTTGAAACCATGGCCGATATCGTTGAGAAGGTTTCCGAACTCCCAGCCGAAGCCCCCAAGGCCAGCGGTTCAGCAATCGTTGAGCAACGCAAGGCTCAAGCCTCGCAGAACTTCAACGCTCTCGCACAAGCACTCCAAACACTCAAAAAAAACTTTAAACCCCTAAACCCCCATTAACAATGGCATATTCGTTCACAGGATTAACTTCCTACACCGACCAAGAGCGGTTACCGCTCATCACCAAGGCCGTGTTCTCGGCCAAGTCAGCGTCTTTGTTCACCAAGCAGGTGGGCATCAAGTTCGCTGCTGCCCTTAACCTCATGGACACCGATGCTTTGATTCAAAGCGGCGACGCTTGCGGTTACACAAGTTCAGGCACAACTACATTCAGTCAGCGGAATATTACCGTTGGCCGTATGAAGGTGATGGAAACTTTGTGTCCTCGCTCTTTGGAGCAGTACTGGATGCAGACCCAGTTGACCGCTGGTTCAATGTACGATGGCGTTCCTTTCGAGCAGGCTTTCGCTGAACAAAAAGCCCTTCGCATTGCCGAGGCTTTGGAAACCGCTATTTGGCAGGGTAACGCATACTTCAGCGGTGTTAATCAGTTGTTGAACGCTGCGTCTGGTTCTACCATTAGCGGTAACACAGGTGCAGTATCCGCCTCCGTTGGTATCACTGCAACGAATGTCATCGGCATCTTTGACGCTATCTACAACCAAATCCCACAGGCCATTCTAACGAAGCAAGACCTCGTTATCTTCTGCGGATGGAACAATTACCGCACCTTGGTTCAAGCCTTCAAGCAAGGAACGACCACAGGCGGTTTGGCAGTATTGTACAACCAAGTTGACCTTGCGAGCCTTGCCAATGGTGAGTTTGTTTATCCCGGTACAAACGTCCGTGTCATCGCAGTTCCCGGCTTGACCAATACCAACCGAATTGTCTGCACATACCTCGGCAACCTGTTTTACGGGACCGATTTGCTGTCCGACGAAGAGCAATTTTCCATCTTTTATGCACGCGAAAACGACGAAGTACGGAGTATCGCAGCTTTCAAAGCCGGCGTGCAAATAGCGTATCCAGACTTGGTTGTAGACTTCCGCTTGACCTAATGTGTAGGGGGGAGGGAAACCTCCCCCTGCTTTTTGTTCCTTGAAACTTAAACCCCAAATACACATATGTCCTGCGCACTAACAACTGGTTACACACTCGGCTGCCGTGATTCAGTCGGTGGCATCAAAACAATTTACGTCCAAAACTGGATTTCTACCGGGTCCTGCAATGCCAACCTTTCAGGTGCGGTTACGGGGTTCACGGGGTACGCTTCGGGTGGGTTCTTCGAGTATGACTTGACCAAAGCCACGTCATCTATGACCGACACTTTGAACGCAAGCATGGAGAATGGCACAATCTTCTACACCCCCGAAGTAACGTTCACCATCAACAAACTGCAAGTCGCAGTACGCAATGAACTCCGTTTGCTCGCTCGTAGTAAAGTCATCGTCATCGTGCAAGACAACAACAACCGCTACTGGTTGCTGGGTGCTACAAATGGCCTTGAGGCAACCGCTGGAACCGCTGGAACTGGCACTGCCTTTGGCGACCGAAACGGCTACGAAATAACGCTTTCTGGAATGGAGCCTGACCCGATGTTCCTGATTGCATCAACAGTCTTTACACCATCGACTACGCAGATACTCGGTTCGTAATATCTTTGACTTAGGTTTTCATCACTGAGGTTTGAGAGGGGCAGTCAGCAATGGCTGCCCTTCTTATTTTTACGGCCATGAAGATTTGCATCGTTTACAACGCCCATCCAACCGGGTGCAGTTACTACCGCCTCGAAATGCCGAACGCATATTTGGGCGACAACTACCCAGAGTTTGACTATGTGTGCGTCGAGAATATCACGACCATCAGCGACGAGGGCTTGAAGTCTATTGACCTGTTCCTGTTCAGCAGGCTTTGGTGTCAGGGAAGCATGGAGCAAGTCGAAAATGTTTACAAAGCCCTGACCCAATTCGGGGCCAAAGTCATCCTTGACTTGGACGACTATTGGGTCCTTGAGAGTGGCCACATCATGTACCGCCACTACCACGAAACCAAACTCGCAGAGGTCATCCGTAAGCACATCAAATTGGCTGACTGGGTAACCTGTACCACCGAGCATCTTGCTGC